GCCTACGAAGAGAAATACCTATGGCAGTGCTGATAGAACTGATGACTAAGATGCAAGAGTTGGGTGAGGAGGCTACTCCTGATGCGGTAAAAAGCACATCTGAACAAGAATAATTATTTATACTTACAGTTTTTTATTGCTGAAAAATTAGGCATGACTCTAGGTGATCTCAAGAAAAAGATGACATTGGAGGAACTCTATGGTTGGAACGCATATTTTATATTAAAAAGTGAAAGGGAAGAAAAAGCCTACGAAGATGCACAAAAGAAAGCTCAATATCGTAAGGTACGCTAAAGTATAAATAATGTTTTTTAAAAAATAGTGGCTGGCTCTAATTACGAAGTCAATATTAAGCTAAACCTTAAAAGTGTCAATAAGCAGTTAAATAATCTTGAAAAACGTATATCAAGAATAAATAAATTAGCTCAAGGTGGTCGAGCCAGTAGGACAGTAAATAAAAATGAAAAAGAAAAGTTAAATCAAGCTGTAAAAGTTACTCGTCAGGAACAGAGAACACTCCGTATAAAACAAAAACAGTTAAAAGTAGATCAAGCACAATTAAAAGTTGAAAAAGAAACTGCTGCTGCTATAAATCGACAAGTAGGTGGTGTAGGTGGTGGGTCTACTGCTGGTGGATCTACAACTAAAGGTGGAGCAAGGCCACCAGCAAGAGGTGGTGGAGGTTTTGGTAATGCAATATCTAGTGCAGCTATTAGTGGTGCTTTTCCTTTGTTATTTGGACAAGGACCAGCAGCAGCAGCAGGAGGTTTTAGTGGAGGATTAATTGGAACTGCTTTAGGTGGTCAGATGGGGGGATTTGCTGGAGGACTAATTGGAACGACAGTTGTAACAGCCTTTCAAGAGCAAGTTTTAGGATTAGCTAATGCTTTAGATCCCCTTAATGCAGATATAGATACGCTTATAGGAAAATTAGGAGGTTTAAGTTCAGCTAGAAAACAAGAAATTAAAATAATTGAACAATTTAATGGAAAGCAAGCTGCATTACAAGAAATAACAAAAGACCTTGCAGATGTTATCGGAGAAGAAGGGGTTGCAGCGTTCAAGAAACTTAGAGAATCAGCAGAATTGTTTACGGATAAGTTTATTAATCTTGGATTAAAATTAGCAGCTAAAGCTGCTGATATAGTAAATGATACTAAGGAATTTTTTAATCCTGGAGGGTTTGATCTTGCACAAGCACAAGCTGGTTTAAAATCTATTAATGATCCAACTATAGATAGTTTAAATAAACAACTAGAAAACCTAAGAACAGAATTAAAAGAACTTCCAAAATTAACTATTTTGGAAACTACTACGTTAGGTTTGATTGGTAATGCGAAAGAAAAAATAAGTGACCAAGCAGACGTAACTAAAGAAATAGAAGGTGTTAAAGATACAATTAAACTTAATGCTGCAAAGAAAGCTGGTTTAATACTTGATAAAGAAGCCAGTGCTGCTCTTAATAGTAAAGTGCTTGCTACAAATTTAGAACTTAAAGAACAAGAAAGACTAAATGATATTAGAACAGAAGGTACATTTATTATTTCAAAAGGATTAGGCCAAGAATTATTAGCATTAGATAAATTAAATGATGATAGAGTAAAAATTTTCGAAACGCAAAAAGAATCAGCTCAAGCAGAAGTTGATAAGTTACTAGCACTAGAAAAATTAACACCAGAGCAAGAAAAACAATTACTTTTAAATCAAGAAACAGTAAAGAGCATTGAAGGTCAAATAAATGCTAATAATAAAAATTTTAAAGAATTAAGAAATAGTACCCTTGAAGCTAGAAAGCTACAAAATGCTGCCAATGAAACTGTCGATGCTTTTGAAAAGTTAAACATAACAATTCAAAATGATATAAAACAAGGCATTAAAGGTCTTATCAAGGGAACATCAACTCTTGGTGATTTACTAAACAATGTTGCAGATAGATTTTTAGATCTGGCATTAAATCAAGCTTTATTCGGTAATGCAGGAGGACAAACTGTTACAGGTGGTTTATTCAAAATGTTTGGTTTTGCAGATGGTGGCAGACCTCCTGTTGGTAGACCCTCAATCGTAGGAGAGCGTGGTCCAGAGCTATTTGTACCTGACAGAGCAGGAACTATTATCCCAAATAAACAGCTAGGCGGTGAAACAAGTATAGTTGTAAACGTAGATGCCTCTGGTTCGTCTGTTGAAGGTGATGAACAGCAAGGTAGAGAACTTGGTCGTCTTATCTCAGTTGCAGTACAATCTGAAATATTACAACAAAAACGTCCTGGAGGTTTACTTGCATAATGGCTACTTTTCCTTCAATTACCCCAACCTACGGAGTTCAGAAAAGATCACAACCAAACACAAGAACTATTCAGTTTGGAGATGGCTATGAACAGCGTACTACTTTTGGATTAAATCAAAACCCTAAAATATTTAATTTAACTTTTGAAGTATCAGAAGCAGATGCAGATACGATTGAAACTTTTTTAGATGAGAGAGCAGTTGATAATGCTAGTTTTACTTTTACACCACCTGGAGAAGCCAGTTCATCAAAGTTTGTTTGTGAAGGCTGGAATAAATCAATTCCATACCTAAACAGAGCAAGAGTGCAAGCTACCTTTAGAGAGGTATTTGAACCATAATGGCAATACCAGTTTCAGCATTACAGTCAATAAACCCTGGATCAGTTATTGAATTATTTACTATTGAATTAATTACTGCATTACATGGAACTAATACTTTATATCGTTTTCATAATGGTGCAAATTTAAAGGCTAATGGAGAAATGGTTTGGGATGGTAATTCATATTTAAGATTTCCTATCGAATGTAATGGATTTGAGTTTGGATCTACAGGTACTTTACCTAGGCCACAAATTTCAATAAGTAATATTTTTGGAACGATTACAGCCATAATGCAGGATGTTAATGAAACTACCGTAGGAAATGACTTGAACGGTGCAAAGTTTACAAGAATAAGGACTCTTGCTCGATATTTAGATGCTGTAAATTTCATAGGAGGTACAAATCCTTTTGGGACTCCAGATCCTACTGCAGAATTTCCACAGGAGATTTATTTTTTGGATCGTAAAGTTACTGAGACAAGAGATATAGTTACATGGGAAGCTCA